ATCATCTGGGAGATTTTTTTGTTGGAGATATAAATAAATTTCCAGAACTTAGAAAAAGATTACACGGAAAAATAAATCTTATTATTGGAAATCACGATGATTTAGATTTTATGGTAAATAGTAAGGCATTTAATAAAGTACAGTTTTGGAGAAAACTTCCAGAATTTGGATTGTTGTTATCTCATGTTCCACAGCATAAAGAAACATTATACCATTATCATACGCAATCATATTTAACGAATGTCCATGGACATATACATCAAAATGACGCATATGAAGAATACCATATAAATGTTTGTGTTGAAAAAACTAATTATACACCAGTAAATATCGAAGATTTGCGAATTAAATGAAAGATACATTATGACAGAAAAGTTTGAGATTTTATCACCAAGAAAACATGCTCGTGCTAGAATTGGTATGTATATGGGGTCAGCATCATTAGAGAATACAGAACGGTTTGTTTTGGGAGTTTGGAAATCTGTTTCTTACGTTCCTGCTCTTAACAAAATGATTGATGAAATTATCGACAATGCAATAGATGAATCAATTAGAACAAAGTTTGAGTATGCAAATAAGATTGATGTTACTATAGATAAAAATAAAGTAATTGTATCTGATAATGGTCGTGGTATTCCACAAGATACTATTCGTGATACGGTTACAAATGAAACACTATTACGCCCAGTAGCCGCATGGACGCGAACCAATGCAGGAACTAGTTTCACTGATGATCGTACTACAATTGGGGCTAACGGCGTTGGTAGTGCTGTTACCAACTTTCTAAGCGTATCTTTCCTTGGTGAAACATGGCGTGATGGGCAGTTAGTAATTGTTGACTGCAAAGATGGGGCAGATATAATCATGACCCAACTCAAGAAAAAAGTAGGAAATGGAACTAGGGTTTCATTTGTTCCAGACTTTTCTCTGTTTGGTGTTAATAGCTTGGTAGAAGCCAATACTATTGATCTTGTCGAAGATCGTATTACAAGTTTGCAGCTTGCTTTTCCTGAAATTCAGTTTTCTCTAAATGGAAAAAAAGTAAGTGAAAATAGTCTGAAAAAATATGCAGCATTATTTGGTAGTGAAAATCCAGTAATTTATCAAACAGATAATATTGGAATGTTCTTTATTGGTAGTGAAGACGGTTTCAGAAGCAATTCATATATAAATGGAGTTAATACTAGACTTGGTGGGGTTTATGTAGATTATGTAGTCAATGGTGTTATTGATGAATTGGTAACACAAATTAAGAAAAAGCATAAGATCGAAGTTGCAAAAAGCGTAATCAAAAATGGATTAAGCTTCTTAATGTTTGCTCGTAATTTTACCGATCCAAAATTTGATTCACAAACTAAGGAACGATTGACTAGTTCTATTTCATCAGTAAAAGAACATTATACTGCAAGTAGTGGACCTGATTTAGTAGCAATCGCAAAGAAAGTATTGGCGAGTGCAGAAATTATTGATCCTATTATCGAAGCACAACTTGCAAAACGACTAGCAGCCGAGCAACGAGAAGCGAATGCTGCACAGAAAAAGTTAAAAAAGGTAAAGGTTGCAAAACATATTTCTGCAACAAAAGATGATGCTACACTATTCTTGTGCGAAGGTGATTCTGCATTGGGATCATTCTTGAAAGTTCGTAATCCTGCTACATCGGGTGGTTTTCCGTTGCGTGGCGTTATTTTAAATACATGGGATATGAAACCACATGAAGTATTAAAAAATAAAGAACTAAGTGAATTAATTTCTGTGTTAGGATTAGATATTAATAATCCAAATAGTGTAAAGGATATGAATTACAAAACTATTGCAACACTTACTGATGCAGATCATGATGGTATTGGTCATATTGCTCCCTTATTAGTTGCATTTTTCTATAAGTATTGGCCTAAGCTATTTTTAGAGAAAAGAATATGTATAACTAGAACGCCGATTATGATTAGCACTAAAGCAAAAGATGTAAAATGGTTTTATTCTTATGTAGAATCATCTGAATTTAAAGATAAAAATAACGGGTATACTCATCGTTATATCAAAGGACTTGCATCATTGACAACAGAAGAGTATGATATTATCATCAACAAACCAGTCTTTGATACTGTAGTAACGGATGATCCTAATTGCTTTGAAATTATGTTTGGTAAAGAAGCTGATCTTCGTAAAGAATTTTTGAAATAAGGTAATACAATGAAAACACAAGATTACACATTAAGCGATATTGCAAATAATGAATGGCGTGAATTTGCAATGTATACAATCGAAGGCCGTGCTATTCCTAGCATGATAGATGGACTTAAACCATCGCAAAGGTTTTATCTGTATTCATCATTGGTGAATTCTGCAAAGGAATTTAAAAAAGTAAGTGCAATTGCAGGTATTGTAAGTGATTATGGATATACTCACGCAGAAACCGCCGTTGCATCTACTGGGCAACTTATGGCGGCAGAATGGTATAATAATCTATGTCTGGTTGAAGGGCGAGGAAGTTTTGGTTCTAGGTTAATCCAAGAAGCAGGTGCACCACGTTATGTATATACGCGAGTTCATAAAAACTTTAGTAAATATATCCAAGACATTGATTTGTGTCCAGTTCATTCTGATCCAGAACATATTCCACCACAATATTATCTTCCTGTAATTCCATTAGTATTAATTAATGGGGTTAAAGGGGTTGCAGTTGCATTTGCTACTAATATTCTCCCAAGATCAGTTGATGATGTAAAAAAAGCATGTAATGAATATCTAAAAACTGGAAAAATAAAAAATAGATTGGCAGTTAAATTCCCACAATTTACTGGAACTACCGAATACGATGCATTAACAAATAAGTATAGTTGTGTTGGAGTATTCACTCGACAAGGCAAAACAAAACTAATAATTACTGATGTTCCTTATGGACATGATCGCGAATCATACATCAAGATACTAGATAGTATTGAAGATGCTGGCGACATAGTGTCGTATGAAGATCGGTGTAATTCCAATGGATTCGAGTTTGAAGTAAAGTTAAAAAATCATGCAGGTGATTGGGACAATGATAAAATCATTAAAGAATTTAAATTATCCAAACCTCATACTGAAAACTTAACAGTAATTGATCAAAATGGAAAGTTACGGGAATATTCTGATGAACGTGATCTAATTAAAGATTTTTGTGAGTTTCGTATTGGCATTTTACAAAAACGAATTGAATTAAATTTGAAATTAGTCAAAGAAGAAGCACGTTGGCTAAAAGTGAAGATGGAATTCATTTTAGGAATACTAAATGGTAAGATTATTTTTAAAAATAACAAAAAAGATGTAGTCGTTTCCCAAATTGCAAAAAATACAACAGCAATCGAAACTGACTATGACCGATTGTTACGTATTAATATGCTATCCTTGACACTTGAGCAAGTAGATGATCTTAAAAACCAAATAGAAGAATGTGTTAAAAAAACGATTTATTGGAGTTCTACTACTTCTAAAGATCAGTTTTTGTTAGATTTAAAAGAAATATAAAATATTTTATATTGACACTACCATTATAATGTGGTATATTAGCGACTAAGGGAAAGCATAATGGATCAACTACAATTTAAAGTAATGTCTAGCTGGACCAGATTACAAAATGCTTTCCCACATCGTTTCATTATAGAATTTGAATATAGTTCAGAGGATAATCCACAGGGAAATAACGTAAGATATTTTAAAAAGTATAAAAAAATGTTTGTAAAATATCTTAACGAAAGTTATGGAAATGAAACAACTGATTGGATGATTGCCAAACAAAATGGTCCTTATAATTTTGGGGCATCATTGATGGTTGGTTTTAGAGATAATACCAACGCTGCTGCATTTATATTAGAAAACACATAGGAGAAAAAATGAGTGAAATTGATCTAAATCGTTATAGTGAGTTTGTTGACTCAGTAATGAGTAATAAAAGTAAAAACCTAGAAGAATTTATTGCAGTTCTTCGTTCAATACACGCTTCTGGTATTAATGCTCCTTTGCTTAATACTGCTGTAGCTGGTCTTGCGGGCGAAACCGGAGAATTTTGTGATATTGCAAAAAAACTGTTCTTTCAAGGAAAACCAGTTACTGATGATGTAAAAATTCATTTGTTCAAAGAACTTGGAGATATTGCATTTTATTGGGTAACTGCATGTAAAGCACTAGGGTTTAATCCAGATGAAGTTATTGCAGGAAACCAAACAAAATTAAGTGCAAGGTATCCTGTTGGATTTTCTGCTGCAAACTCTGAAAACAAGGCACCAACCGATCTATGACCTTAGAGTTTAGTGATAAAAAATTCGAAGAATTAATTTCTCGAAAAGAAGAACTCAAGAAAAAGCAATTACTTGCTTTTTCTATGGGGCTTGGAAATCATATTCATGAACAATTTCGTCGTATCTTAGACGAACTAGATGTAGAAATCTATAGTATGAACGAAATTAAAAAAGAAAATGCGAAAAAGCCTAACGAGAATGATGAAGGTTTAATCATATGAGTGAATTAGTTTCTTATCAATTAGTGGTGGATGAAAATGATGTAGTTAATGCATTATTATGTGGTGCAAAGCTAAATGATATAGTAACTAATAATGGCGATTGGATTGACAAATTCAATCGCTATTCGAATATGTTTGATCTTGGTGATAAAATAGAGTATAGTCTTCCTGTTATAGACAGTGATGAGTATATTACACAATGCGTAAATACATGGGGCATCCCGCAGAAATATCTAGAAATAGATATTGAATCTTTTTTATATAGCAAGTGTGTTAATACAACACAAAAAGATCGAGTTCATGAAGAATTGATCCTATACAAAGAAAGAAATTTGATAATATTGTTAAAGTTTATGATCTATTTTGTAGATACTTTACGAAAACATAATATTCTGTGGGGTGTAGGTAGAGGAAGTTCAGTATCAAGTTATATACTATATCTAATTGGTATACACAGAATTGACTCTATTAAATACGATTTAAATATAGGAGAGTTCTTAAAATGAAGATAAAATCAGCAATGGGCAAAGTGGTGGATATAACTTCACTTATGCGAGAAAATGAAGAAGTGCTTGCAGTTAGTAATGTAAAAATGAATGCACGTGGTGACAGGCTTGGATCAGACGGAAAAGTAATCGTTCCTGTTCAACAGATTGCAAAAAAACAGAAATCAGAAGTGTCTCCAATAATTTCAACTTCTATTGAAAATGCAGCGATGCCTGCAAAGGTAATGGCAGAAGAAGAAAAAAAGATTGCAACAAAAAAGACAAAAAAAGCAGAAAGCAAAGTAGTTAATATTGTTTCTAAAACAGATGAAGCTGGCAATACTTTTAGTGAAATTGAATATGAAGATGGTAGCATTGAGATTAAACAAGATGGTGCGTTTTAATGACATATAAAACATTAACTCCGTTACATAACAAAGTAATTGGAAAAAGCGTTGATGATTATGGATTAAGAAAAACATCTGGGGGTCTTTTAATAAATGAAAAAGATGGAAATGAAAAATCAATTCGTCCACGCTGGTTTGAAGTTACCCACGTTGGCCCATTGAATCTAGACGTAAAAGTTGGTGATTATGTGTTGGTAGCACATGGTAGATGGGGCAGAGGGTTTACTATTAACGAAAGTGAGAATACAAAATATTTTCACTTAGACCAAGATGAAATTTTAATTATGACTGAAACTAATCCAACTACGCACTAAAATAGGAAATAGAATGAAAAATATATGGTTTGAAAAGTATCGCCCGACAAAATTATCTGAATACGTATTCAAAGACGATAACTTAAAAAACCAAGTAAAAAGCTGGATCAATGACAAAAGTATACCACATATACTTTTGTCTGGTCCTGCCGGAACTGGTAAAACAAGTTTAGCAAAGGTATTAGTTAGTGAATTGGGCATTGAGGGTGCAGATTTGCTTACTATAAACGCTAGTAAAGAAAATGGTGTAGATACTATACGTAGAAAAATATCTTCATTTAGTGAAACTATGCCTTGGGGAGATTTCAAGATAATTCATTTGGATGAAGCTGATCACCTTACCACTGAAGGACAAGCTGCATTACGTGGTGTTATGGAACAACATATAGGAACTGTAAGATTTATACTTACCTGTAACTATCCAAATATGATTATACCTGCTATTCACAGTCGCGTTCAAACCATTCATTTGAAAAGTCTTGATGAAACCGAATTTGCTGTAAAGCTGGCGGAAATGTTAGTAACTGAAAACGTAGAATTTGATTTAGGAACATTAGATACCTACATTCGTGCTACTTATCCAGATATGCGTAAGACAATTAACAATTTAGAATTAAACGTAATAAACAACACATTGACCGCTCCAACTGAATCTAGTGATACTAGCGAATGGAAATTAAAAATGGTTGAATTGTTTAGCAATGGAAAAATCAGTGATGCACGAAAGCACATATGTAAGAATATTAGATCAGACGAATATATCGAAACATTTCAGTTTTTGTATCGCAACTTAGATTTCTTTGGTAAAAC